ACCTCTACAAACATAGTCCCCTCAGTCTGCCCAATCAAAGAACTAATGCCCGTCTTTAAACAAGCATCCACAACCCTTGTAACGCTCGCTGTGGTGGTGGGTATGTACGAGGTGGCGTAGGCTCCCGCTTCAAGTTGTGCGCCATAAATAAAAGCATTTCCCGTTGTGGTTGTACTTAAGCCAATAGATATTTCCGAGCTAGCAGACGAACCTAAAGTATCAATAATTCCAATACGCCAAAATCCATTTCCGTAATCGGTAATAAAAGCGCTACCTCCAATTGCTCCAGTAAATGTTCCGTTATTCAAATTAAATATTGTTTGACAAACATATTGGCTTATAGAACCATCGTAAAAATTTAGAAATGCCGTTGAGGAAGTGCCCTTTTTAACAAAAAGAGAAAGTGTGTATGCCCCAGCGGTAGACGTAAAAGAACGGTATATTTTACCACCAACTGCAGAGGTAGTTAAGGTATCAGCGTTTGCTGACCCGTCGGGTGATACGACTGTATTTGCGCTTACGCTTGCGTCAAACTTACCCCAAGCCGCATTATCAAACTGCTCCGAGTATAGCGCTAAATTCGACCTCTGCGGCTCCAGCAAAAGCTTAGGGCAAGTGCTGTTTAAATAATCCAAACGCGGTACGCCGCTGGCCACCGCTTCAATTAGTCCGCTGGCGTTTACTCGCGTAGCTGTGCTGGCACGGGTAAAGGCTAGCTGCCCGTCCGTGGTTAGTGGTTTTTGTGCGTAAATCTTGGCAGCTTTGTAGCCCGACGGGACTACTACTAGGCTGGCTAAATCATAAAATGCGCTCATAGTAAATTGGCGATAGCGTTAATGGTGCAGTCCCGTGCTTCCGTTGTTCCACTGTCAGCCAGTACGTAGGCCTCGTAGGTGTTCCAAACTTGAGCGGCGTAATTGCCCCCAGTAAAGATAGTTATAAATTGTGCGGTGTTCATAGTGTGCAAGTGTTAGTTTCAACGGTTCCGCCGTCGCCGTAAACGTAAGCGTAATACGCTAAATTGTAAGGAAAATAATAGGTTTGCTGCATTACGCTTCTAGTTCAAAGGCTGGGTCTTTAGTCAAAAGTATGCTACTCTTAAGCTCGGTATTGTAAAAAAGCGCATAGGTAACGCGCGTAGTGTCCCAGGTATATGTTAACGAAATAGGTATATAATAAAACAACCCCCAGTACCCGTAGTGCGTAAAGCGGCTGGTGCCGTGTAGGTCTAGCTCGTAATACTCTTGAGGCTGTCCGCGTTGCTGCGTTAAGCGGTTGGCAGTAATCCATAGCAATGGCTGAGTAACGCCCCCTGGTCCGTCTACAAAATCCGATATGTTAATAGAAGCGTTTGTAATTGCCTGCAAAATTGGGGTGCCTTTTGCTATGTCCCCTATCCTGGTGCTTAGGTCTACCTTTTCGCCAAGCACTCGCGCTGTATTGTCTGCGCGGTACGTGGTCTGCGTTTGCCCGGTTCCATGTAGGCGTATGTCGTATTTTATTTTAGGCTTGGTAAGAAATAAGGGGTCACCATCTATTTGCACTAACTCCAGGTAAAGCCATACAGCACCATTACCAAGCGCAGGCGTTACTGGTATGTGGTAATTGTTAAGGGTGCCGGATGCTACCGTTATAATACCTGGTGAGCCGTGCGCATGAATAACCCCACTGTCTTGAAAAGACATAAAAAGGTTATCGCCCCAAACTGTGGCGTTTGTACTTTTAGTTCCGTACATTAAAAACAGCCTAAACTCGACCGTGTAATGACTGTTGTAGTCCCCTGGGTAGCTAGCCGTAGCTTGCATTAACGTATCGAATAAATCAAAGTGCGTGGTGCCGTCGCCCGAATACATGCCCAAGGGTATGCCGGGCTTTGTAGTGTACACTGGTCCAAAGCCAAAAGTGCCTAAGTACTCCTGGTGTTCTGCAAAGGCTAAGGCCGAACGAAAGGCAAAGTTTGTGTTGCCAAAGGCGTGGGTTATGTCCATTTGCTTTACGGCGGGTAAGTACATTTTAGTACCACCCGACTGCACGGGTAAGGTCTGGGTGCTACTGAAGCCGCGACGGACTAGAAACGTACCAAAAAAGTTATAAAAACTATACACGCTGTCATTGACGCGCGTAAAGTCTTGGAACACTATAAAGCCTTTGTCTTGGTACATGCGTAGGCCATAGATTACGCAAATGTCGCTAAGTACCTCGCGGTAGGTCCGGTAGTTTTTGCTTTCGTCCGTGTAAAAAAGTTCGTGGTATCCGCCCGTATGGTATAGCCCGTCAAAGGTTTTAACCACACTGTCCGCCGAGCGTCTAGTAGTATCGCTAACCGCGAAGCCGTCAAACAAATTAAAAAAGCCCATGCGGTTAAACATATCGGCTATCTGAATTATAAAAGACTTGTACCCCGAATAGGTGTACATGCTGCTAGACTGGTCCAGCTTATAAAATCCGTCGCCAGCTATAATCGTTATAAACCTAGCGCCGTTTACCACTTCAACAGTCCCGACGCTTGGAGTAATTACCCCTGCCCATTCCTTACTTAGGCCTTGAAATAACTCCATGTAAAAGATGCCCTCTGCGTCCTTTAAAACATTCTCTAAGGCCACGGCAAAGGGGAAGCTGTTAAGTACGGCGTTAAGCTCCATACGGCTGCTTACAATGCCTGGTACGTATGCGTCCTGGGAGTCGTAAGTAACGGACCAACTAGCCGTCTCAAACTCAAACGGCAAATAACTTGCTTGGTCGGTATCGGCGTATATTTTAATAGTATAGCCTTTGCTGGAACTGTACGCAAATAATTGGTTTGCCATTACCGTACTCCTGCAAGTGCTTTATTAACGCGCCCCGAATTTGCCGAAAGGTCGAATCCTTTAAGACTTGCCACCAGCTCCACTATGCCACCTTCGCCAAAAATGCTACCCAAACCAGTGCCGCTGCTTAAGCCTTTAAAGGCTTTGCCGAAGCTTATTTTAGGCATTATGCTACTTATTACCAACGCTAGGGCGGCGGTAACGGCTAAAGCTACTAGCATTTGCTTTACGTAGTTCTTAATAGAATTACCCATCTCTTCAAAAAAGCTGGTACCGTTTACCATGGCTGCATTAAAACTACTGGTGAAGATTACGCCAAACTCTGCGCCTAACCTACCTAATAGTTCCATTTCCTCGTTATACCTACGCAGGCTTTCCTGCACTTGCTCAAAGGTTCCTACGCTGCCTTGTAGGGCAGGTAAAAAGTTTTCTTTAAGTATTACCCCCGCCTTCAGCGTTACTTCGCCAAAAGGCTTTAGGCCTTTAGTGTTTAGTTTGTCTACGCTTATAAGGGCTTGGTCACCGCCTAGGTATATTTTGCCCATGGCCTTATCTATGGCCAGGCTGAGGTTACCTATGTTTTTGGTAAGCTCCACAAAGCGAGCGCTGCCTATTTGTGTGTTCTCTAGCTCCGCGTTAAAGGCAGCCAGGCGCTCCTTCATGCTCGAAAGCGTTTGAGCGCTAAAATTACCAAAGTTTAGTACCGACGGTCCAGGGGGTAGGTTTGGCTCGGTGGCCCCTACGTTTTGGGGTTCAAAGCCTTGGCTGGCTATTGTCGCAATACGCCGCGCTGAAATTGTGCCGGTACTTTGTACCATGGCTTGAATCATACCCTCAAAGCCTAGGCTAAGGTCTTTAAACAGCTGGTCGAATAGGTCGTAAAACGAAAGGGCGGCAGTTTGTAGACCTACGCCCATGGATGCCTTTAAATTGTCAAACTTAACCGAAAGCTGCTGCACTCGGTCGCTGGCATTGTCGGTAGCCTTACCCATGGCCGCTAGCTGCTCCTGCGCTATTTCGCCTACGGCTGCCGTAACCTCGCCGACGCTTGCAGCTTCTACGCTTACGCCGTTTAGCTTGCTACGCAGCATGCTGGCGCTTATGCCCAGGTTGTCTAAGATTAACGGCGACTTACGACCTATACCCGTTACAATGGATTCTACCAGGTAGTCTACCTCTTGCCCGGTTTCCTGCGCTCGGCGTTTGGCGAACTCCAAAAGGCCGCCTAGCTTTTCTACCCCTATGCCAAAGTTATTGGCCATAGTAGCTTTTTTCATAAGCTCCAGGTCGGAAACCAGTCCATTTGTGGACTTGCGTAACTGGTCCAGGGTCGTGGCTCCCCCTATCCTTTTAAAGCCTTGCTCTACCTTTTGCAGTTCGTTTCCGAGCTTAAAGGCTTCGCTGGCAAAAGCCGTGATTTGGCCTACGGCGAAAGTGGCCCCAATTAGGCCACCTAGGTTACCAAACAGCTTAGACGTTTCCTTTAGTTTAGCGTCTACTTGCTGTATGCCACGGCGGAAGCCGTCTGCATCTAAGCCTAATAATACTTTACTGGTTACGTCCATAGCTTCTTAATAATGCCCTTAGGCTGCTTTCTTTTTTCTCATCTTCAAACGCTAGTAGGTCGGTTTCTAAAATTGCTTTCTTTACCGACTTCCCGCTTATGTTTACCAGCACGGCGGCTAGCCATCGCTGCCTTCGCCACTCGTCCTTTTCCCGTTCCAAGGCGTGCCTAAACACGGCTTCTAATTGTTCCAGTGTTAACGTCTTTGCTTCGCTAGGCGCAAGGCCTAAACGTCCCACCAGCTGACCCAGTACGTCTACTGGGCCGCCGGCTGGGAAAAAGGGCCGTTAAGCCGCTGGGTAAGTTCGGTAATGTCCCAAGCCCCTGCCATTGCTTTGAACTCGTCAAAGCTTATGCGGTCCGCCATGTCCCAAAATTCTTGAGCGTATAGCATGGCCAGCATGTCTGCCAGGCCTAGGTTACCTAATTGTGTAACGCTTTTACCCGTCACCTCTTCAAATAGCAATGCTGCCCCCAGCGTGAACTTTTTCCCGTCCATGGCTTATGCGTTTACGCCTACTGCAAATGCTCCAGTACCGTTAAGCGTAAAGCTTACCGTTCCGTTGTCTTTATCCGGTGCGCTAACTGAAAGCTGCGAAAGGATAGCGTCGCCTTCTACTTTAGTTTCACCGCTTACGGGTGTAACCGTACCAGCTGTAACTTGGGTAATGCGAATTTTAACTAGGTCGCCTACTTTGGCGTATAGTTCGTCTACGTTCCACTTTGCTGCGTCGTCGTCGCCTAGGATGCTGCTACCGCTAATAGTCCAAGACTTAGCGCTGGTTACGTAAGAGCGAAATACTGCAATGTCTTTGCTAGTAGTTTCGCGGGTATCGGCGTTCAGCTCAATGCTGCACTCCGTTTCGGCTGCAAACGCCTTGTAGGTCGTTCCGCCGTCTGCGCTTAAAAAAAGGCGAACTTCTCCGCCGCTTATGTTGCTCATGTTTAATAGTTTATTAGGAAAGTGAAATCGGCAGCGAGTATAATACTCTCCTGCTGTTCGTTGTAAAATGCCTGCATATTTTCCATGTAGGCTATGGTAAAGGTTTGTTCTGCCGCTACGCCTATGGCATTTGCCGCGCATGCTGTCGCTTCTAAGCTCCCGCTGTCTTGGTTTACGTACTGGGTGTACATAGGTATTACCCGGGGGTAATGCTGCAAATTGTGGCGTATTTCGGTTAGCTCGTTTTGTGCTTCGTCGGCGCTGGCGTAGTGCATGAATAGTGTAGCTGCTACGCGCTCGGCTACGTACTGGTCCTTGGTTTCGGTTACCGCTATGCCGTTAAGGTTTATTACGATAAAATCGCCC